TAGTTATGCGTGAGTTTGCTTCTTTGGAGCGAATTGCGGCACGAGCCTCGCAATTGATTAAGGGTGCGCGACCACGTTGTGAACCTTTGTTTCTTTTGCTAACAGGTCCTCCACACGTAGGCAAAACTACCACTTGTAAGTATATTAAGGCTGCATTATCGTATTTCCATGGAGTTGATTACTCAGAGGAACACTGTTATTATTATAGTTCCTCCACCGAATATTGGGAAGGGTATCGTCAACAGAGATTTGTTCAAGTAGACGATTTCCTTAAGCAACGTGATATTACTATCCGTGCGAGAGAGTGCTCAGCTGTTATTGATATGGTTAACACGGCACCTTACAATTTAAACATGGCTTTTGAAGGTAAAGGTTCAAATTTTTTTGATTCTGATTATATTCTTAGCTCCACAAATGTGGCCAACAACGGCATAGCCAAGGCTGAATTACACACTGGCTTGATTGATGAAAATGCCGTTCGGCGTAGATTTGGTTTGGTTCTTCATAGAGAAGAGAAGTTCCAGTATGGTATGGATATTTCAAAGTGTAAGTATCGTGTTGATACTTGCGTCTTGGCACCTGATTTACATGGAAAGTGGATCTCAGTTGAAGATATACCGCCATTAATGTTCACTTTGAAAAGGAGAACTGATTCACTCCTTGCAGAGTTCAAATTCACTCGTGAATATTTCTCTGCTAAATATGATCCCAATGTAGTTATTGATCCTACTGATTATGGCAATGATGGTATTTCTGCGCACGACACTATAGAGTCGTCTAGTAGTGTGGAATTACCTGTTAGGTCTGATGCCCCTGTTGATAGTGATTTTGGTGAAGAGAAGCACTTTGAAGCCAATAGTAAATCTGGGTATTTCTCAGATCTTTATGGCTCAGCTTCTAGCACTATTACTAGTCTTGCTTCAGACAGCTATTCGTATTTGGTTGACATTTATAAGAAGATGGATAAACATACGATGGCAAGTTATATAGTCCCGACCCTTAGTATGGTTGTAGGCCTTGTTGGGGCTTATAATGTTTATAGCTTTTACTCATCCAATGGTGTTTCAGTTAATTATTCAGCGCCCAATTCTAAGGACATGAAGGTTGCGGGTAGTAACAAACAAAGGGTTAAGAGCCCATGGAAGAATTACGCTATGATTAAGCGTATGGGTGGTTCACGTATGAAGCCTGAAGCATCGACTGATAATTATTTGGATTGTTTGCTTAATAAGATTTCACAATCAGTTATTTATTGTCGCGGAAGCTCAACCACTTCTACCCAGACGGCACAGGCTGTCCATATTAAGGATCGCTTAGTTTTGGTTCCTGTGCATTTCTTTTCACCTATTGATAGGGGTGAAGATAGAACACTAGTTTTAACCTACGGTGGCGAGAATTATACTATTCCTTGGCCAGAAGACCTTGTACAGATGGAAAATGAAGATATGCTTTTCTTTATGTTGCCCAACAATGTGCCTATACCCAAGGCTTGTTACCCAT